TCAATATCATTAGATAGCAGCAAGGACGCAGCAGTAGTAACATTTAAAATTAAACAAGATGAAAATAGAGTACACCCTGAAGGAAGTGAGGCCTAATATCTTCGCTGTTATTTAAAATGATTTACTATATTTGTAATGCTTATCAGTTTAATCATGTCTACAAAAAACAATAATATTTAAAATATCCCTGCTCAGCAGTTGCAGTTCCTACCTATGTGGTTAGACTGATAAGCCTTCTGCTGACAGGTACTTTATTGTTATGAAAAAAGAAATTTGGAAAGATGTAGTAGGATACGAAGGGCTATATCAAGTAAGTAATTTAGGTAATATATTTAGTTTACCTAAAAAATGGATAGACACTAACGGCTCATTGTTTCATGGTGGCAACAAGATGCTTTCTAAAACTATTGCAAATAATGGATATTATGTATGCTCACTTACTAAAAATAAAAAAAGACACACTATTACTATTCATAGGCTTGTTGCAAATGCTTTTTTAGATAATATAAATAATTATGAGATAGTAGACCACATAGATGGTAATAAATTAAATAATAATGTATCAAACTTAAGATGGTGTACGCTTCAGCAAAACAATAGGTTCCAAAATACAAAAAATAAAAAACACACATCAAAGTACGTTGGAGTCTTTTTAATAAAAAAAACAAAAAGATACGGCTCTGAAGTAAGATATAATGGACATAGGGAGTATCTTGGCTCATATTTAACAGAAGAAGAAGCTAATAATGTTTATCAAAAAAGATTAAAAGAAATAAATGAAAATAGAATATAAAATACTAGAACCATATCCAAATGTTATAGCTATTATTGTGCCAGACCAATATCAATTAGGCATGCTATTTTGCAGGGTTTCAGAATACTATGAATGTCCTAATGAAATATTTAGAGGACAAGAATTTGATATATGGGATTTTATGGAATGGCAACGACTTGAATCTGGATTCTTTGACTATCCTAAGAGGTGGCATGGATATAATTTACCATTTAAGTCAGCAACAAAGTGTTATGAGGGTAGATTCCTTCGCACACCATACGATAATTTGTTTATAGATATATTAAATTATCATAATAAAGATGGGATGTTTAATAATGGCTATATCATAGGAGCTACATCAGCTAAGGGTAGCACATTCAAACATGAACTATGTCATGCCCTATACTATACAAATAGAGAGTATAAGATATTAGCTGATGAGATAACTAAATCTATTGATTGGCAAGATTATTTAATATTTGAAGATAACTTATTAAGTCTTTGTTATACTGCATCTGTAATCAATGATGAGATTCAAGCCTATATGATGACAAACTATAAGGCTAAATACTTCAGCAAAGGAGTTGACATAGATACACTAAATGAATTACATAAAAAATACAAAGAACAATTAAATAAATTTTTGGAATGAGAACAAGAAAAGATAGAGGTATGGAAATGGTAGACGAGCTACTTGGCACTATACACGAAATAAATGAGTTATCTAAGACAGCTAAGGACTTAGCAAAGGCATTGCAGGCTGACTACAAGTCAACGCGCGCACTTATAACAAAAAAGACAATACCTCCTTCCAAGATTGTTCAAATAGTAATGAATGAGTTTGGTGTAGATTTCACTAAAAAAACTAGAAAGTTTGCATATAAAGAAGCAAGGCATGTTGCCTGCTATCTGTTCAGAAGATATACCTCATTGCCACTTAAGGACATAGCTGAATATACAGGTACAGGAGACCACACGACAGTTATACACGCTATTAAAAAGGTAGAGGATATAATGGATATAGATTCAACCTATTCAGATAGAGTTGCAATGCTAGAAGAAAAAATGAAAGACTATTACGAACTAATGCAACAAAAAAATGATAACAATATTTGATAGATTCTCAAGTATAGGTAAGCCTTACTATGTACCTATGTCAAGTGTACTAAAGGCAATCAAGGAGGGGAAAGTTAAGGAGAAAATAGAAAGGATAAGGCAAGAGGAAGACCAAGAGGTAATCAGCAAACTAAAGCTAGAACTTCCTGCCGTGCTTTTCTCAGGTAGATTCGACATAGCCATAACTAAAAAAAGAGCAGATGGTAGCGTCTACGAATCTTATCGTAATGATAACTCATTGTCTATTCATTCTAAGTTCATTCCATTTGATGTTGATGACCTTGATGACATACCTAAGTTCAAGGAAGATGCCAAGAGAGACCCATACATTTATGCCTTGTGGACTTCTCCCTCAGGCACAGGCGTACACGGGCTAATAAAGATAGCCGATGGTAATAAGCACGAGCAACATTACAACGCCTTGCTTAAGAGATACCCTGTGTTTGACCCAACAGCAAGAAACCCATCAAGGATTTTGTTCATGTCTTACGACCCTGACATTTATATAAATGATGATAGTAAAGTTTTCTTCGAGGTTATAGAGAATGTACGCAACGAGGGAGTACTAATGACTGGCGTTAGTACTGATTATTCTAAGCTAAATATAGCCTCAAAAATGATACAAAAATCTGAGATAGGGCAAAGACACCATTCGGTAATAAAAGCCTCTTATTTAGTCGGAGGATGGGTATCAGGAGGACTTGTCGAAGAGTCTATAGCTAAAAGAGTCTTAGAATTTGAGGTATTGAAGAAGTTTGGGCCTCAGGAAGCTGAAATTGAGTTCCAAGCAGTAGAGGATGGCGTAAAGGCAGGTCAGTTCATGCCAATAAATGAGCTTGCTACCTACGAAAGAGCAGCCATCGAAGAATTGGGTATGATTGATGAGGAGTTGGCATTCTTGGTAAGCAATCAGTCTGATGAGGAATACATTAGAAAGTATAGGGCAGGTATGATACCAATGGGTCTTCCGTTTGGGTATGATGATATGGATAAGTATTTACTACTTAAAGAGGGAGAGTTTTACGCCCTACTTTCTCACGCTCATACCGGCAAGACAGCCTTAACCTTTTGGCTGATATTCTTATCCTCATTTAAGTATGATTGGGGATGGGTGGTTTATACAGGAGAAAATAGAACAGCCTCTGTTAAGATGAGAATGATTGAGCACTACATAGGGAAGCCTATTAAGGAATGTACTGAATTTGAGTTCCATGAGGCATTGAAATGGGTAAATGAAAGAATGTTCTTTATCAATAACGATACAATGCACTCATATGATGACATTTTAAGATATGCTGAAAAGGTATCTAAGTTTCATTCTATCAAGGGATTGTTTATTGACCCTATAAATGCCCTAAAGGTTAGAGGCAACTCTAAGTATGATAACGACATGGAGATGTATACTGATATGCTCTTGTTTACCAAGAGAACAAACATATCCGTTTTCGTATCCCTACATACAAGAAGTCAGTCACAAAGAGAAAGGGATAAGGATGGCAATCAGCTAATACCATTCCCTGCCGATGCTGATGGTGGTGCAGTTCTTTATAATAAGGCTGACATATTCTTGACTATGAATAGAAACATTCAAGACCCTCATACATGGATGATAACCGAGATATATGTAAACAAAATGCGCAACAAGGATACAGGTGGTAACACTACCCCAAGAGGGCAGATGATTAGGCTTGTAATGAAGAGCGGAATTGAGTTTACTGATGAGTATGGATGGTTGCCAATCAAGAGGTTAGGAAGAGAAGAGCCTAAGCTGAAGTACATACCAGAAACGGAGGAAGAAATAAAAAATAACATTCAAGAAATTCCCTTTTAGTATTATAAAATAGTAATTTTGCGATATGCAGACAATTAAATTTGGTATCGCTCTTTACGATATGACAATACAAGATGTTAAGGAGCGAAGAGAAAAGAGAATAGAATTTCAATCAGTAAAAAAAGCCTCAGCTAAACTAGGAATAAGCGAAAACATATTAAGAAGAGCCTCAGCAAATAAAGATAGGCTATTCGTTAAGGAGCTAAACCGAGAGTATGCTATAAGGCACATAAACACAGAGAATGGAAGAAACACTAAAACTTGATTATTATTACAAAGATTATTCAATCAAGGCACTAAACAGAACACACACATTTAAGGAGGCTAGCGAGCTGCTAGGTATTTCAGAAAAGACATTGTATAGATGGAGAGTACAATACAAAATTATTCAAGACCCTAAAACAAAAAGATATGGAGAAACTATTCAAAGAGCCTGAGTTACAAAAAAAGTTTGATGACACAAAGATTATGATGGAATCAGTAAAGAAGGCTGTTGCCATGAAGGTAGATTTAACAGACCCGCAATCTGTTTTAACAAAGCTAAATGCTATCGTAGATATACAATACCTTGCTGCTGAATGTGTAGCAAGATTTCAATATCTATTAGACAAGCATACCGTATCCAAGATACAAATAGTAGATAACTATCAAGGCAATGCCACAGAGAAGAAGGCAATACTAAATGCAGAGATTGCTAATGTATCTTTCTATGATACATGGTGCGAGTATTTGCTGAAAGAATGCCATTATCAATGTGATATTCTTAGAACAGCATTATCTTATTCTAAACAAGAGCAAAGAAGTATGTAGTATGGAAAAGTGTAATAAGCAACAATTTTCAAAGAGACAGGCTATGGAAGTTCTTAACTATTGCAAGAAGAACAGAGCCAAGCAGTATAGAAAAGAAGAAAGGGCATATCATTGCCCTGAATGTAACTCATGGCATTTAACTAAAAGAAAGATGTACAATGAAAAAATGCACTAAATGTAAGGTAGAAAGAAAGCTAGAGTTTTTTTCAAGAAGAAAAAGCTGGAACATAGGAAGAGTTAGCGTATGCAGATTCTGTCAATCAGATTACGAAAAAAAGAAAAGAGAACAAAGAAAATTAGATAATATCTATTCATTTTAAACAAACACAAAACAGCTATGGAAAAGCAAGAAAAAATCCGTTGCGGAAGCGGTAAAAAGAAAAACGATACATGGTTACAGGTATCAGTTAATCCTGAGATTATTAATCAGTACGTTCAAGACTACAATGGTAAGAAGTATGTTAAACTAAACATCAACATTGGGAAGCCTGACAAGTTTGGTAAGGACATCAGCATCAGCATTGACACATGGACTCCTAATGGAGAGTTAAAACCAACTCAACCAAAGGCATCTAATGATGTTAACATTAATGCTGCTACAGATGTATCAAATGATGATTTACCATTCTAAGGCCGTAAATTACTAACCACGGATTCGGTGTAGCTCAAATTGGTAGAGCCCTTAATTTTAAGGAGTGTGTTCGTTCAAGTCGAACCACCGAAACAA